GGTGAAACTGAAATTTATAATTTAAATGGAGATGTAGAGATTATCCAAAATGTACTTGAGCATTCATATGATGGCGAGATTCTAGAAATAGAGACAATGCATTCTATTAAATCTCTACAAATAACACCAGAACATCCAATTTATGTTTTACGTGGGCAACAAAAAGGATTAAATTACAAAGTTATTAAAAATAGATTGGAAAAAAAGATTTGTGATTTTGAATGGGCTGATGCAAAAGATCTTGATAAAAATGATATGATTGTTTACCCAATTCCAAAATTTGAAAGGGATATAAGTTCAATTTCGGCAGATGATTGCTATATTTATGGAGTTATTTTAGGGGATGGTTGTATGTCCAATACAACGGATACATCTGGTTATATTTCTCTCCACTCAATCAATAAAAAGCATATACTTGATTTTGTAATTAATTACTTTAATAGTAAATGTGTTGATTTCAAAATTGATGTTCAGGAAAACATTACTAGAATCCGGTGGAATAGATGTATTCATTTACCATACCGTTATAATGATTTTTATGATGAAAACAAAGAAAAAAGAGTTCAATCTAGATGGTTGAATTTACCTATTGAAAAATCTATGTATATTTTGAAGGGTTTATTGGACACTGATGGTTGTTTGAAAAATGAACTTGTCTTTGATAGTACGTCTTATAATTTAATTGAATCTGTTCGATTTTTATGTATGAAAATGGGTGTATTAACTAGTGGTTACGTACGTGACCGGGTTGGTCAATCTCATCTTACTGATCGCGGAATAATACAAAATAAAAGAATTAGTTATTGTTTGCGTGTACCTAAAACGTTGGAAATATGTAATTTAATGGGGGTTTCTTATGACGATAAACAATTCTTTAAATTTATGCGCTTTGGTAATTTATTGTTGAGTCGTATACAAAATATAACTACCGAAAAATACACAGGTGTATTGTATGATCTTCAGATGGGAAAGCAACATGATTATCTATTACATAATGGGTTGGTGCATAATGGCGGCGGAAAGCGAAATGGTTCTTTTGCTATTTATTTGGAGCCATGGCATGCAGATATTGAGGATTTCCTTCAAATGCGTAAAAATCACGGCGATGAGGATTTGAAGGCAAGAGATCTGTTTTATGCACTATGGATTCCGGATTTGTTTATGGAGCGTGTTAAGACGGACGGACTTTGGACTCTCATGTGTCCAGATGAATGCCCAGGTCTTGCTGATGTATCTGGTGATGAATTTGCTGCACTTTACACCAAATATGAGCAAGGTGGAAAGGGCAGAAAATCTGTAAAGGCCCGCGATCTTTGGTTTCAGGTATTGGATGCACAGATGGAAACAGGAACTCCTTATTTGTGCTACAAGGATGCCGCAAATAAGAAGTCCAATCAACAAAATCTAGGAACTATTAAGAGTTCAAATTTGTGTAGTGAGATTATCGAGTATTCAGATGCAAATGAGACCGCAGTTTGTAATTTGGCTAGTTTGGCACTTCCTTCTTTCGTAAAGACAGATGAATCTGGAAAGACCTATTTTGATTATGAGAAACTTCACCAAGTAACCAAAGTTGTAACATATAATTTGAATGTTGTTATTGACGTTAATTATTATCCTACTGAAAAGACCAGACTCAGTAACATGCGTCATCGTCCAATTGGTATCGGAATTCAAGGATTAGCTGATGTGTTTATGCTACTAGGATTTGCGTTTACTAGTGAGGAAGCAAAACTGATCAATAAGAATATATTTGAGACTATTTATCATGGTGCATTGACTGAATCATGTGAGCTTGCTCACAAGGTTGGACATTATGAAACTTTTCCTGGTTCTCCCGCATCAAATGGTATCTTGCAATTTGATATGTGGAATGTAGATCCAGGAAATAGTCGTTACGATTGGACTTCGTTAAAGCAAAATATCATTCATCACGGATTGCGTAATTCTCTTCTCCTTGCACCAATGCCTACTGCATCTACATCGCAGATTCTAGGATTTAATGAATGCATTGAACCTATTACCAGTAATATTTATAATCGTAGAACGTTGGCCGGCGAATTTATTTTGGCAAATAAATATCTCATGAGTGATCTTATTAAGTTGGATCTTTGGAATGAGAAAATTAAAAATAATATTATTGCCAATAATGGATCCGTTCAACATATTGACGTGATTCCTCAGGAAATAAAGGATAAGTATAAGACAGTATGGGAAATTCCTATGCGTACGCTTATTGATATGGCAGCTGATCGCGGAGCATTCATTTGTCAGAGTCAGAGTTTGAATCTATGGCTAGAAGATCCTAATTACAGTACTCTTACATCAATGCATTTCTATGCTTGGTCGAAGGGTCTTAAGACAGGGATTTATTATTTGCGTAGGCGTGGTAAGCATCAGGCACAGCAATTTACTATTGAGCCAGAGAAGAAGGATGTTAGTGGAAATCAATATGAGGAAGAAATATGTGAGATGTGCTCCGCATGAAGGGAACCTAGGTTTTTACAATTTTTACAAAAAAAAGATGATATTTATCTTATAACAATGATTTTTTTTTACTGTTTCATAATTCGCCCATGTCTCATCTTTAGAAAGCACTTCAAACATGCCAGTGTATCCACGCTCGAATCGTGTAAATTTAAAGGGATCTCACCAAATAACTTTTCATGAAGTTCAGCTAATCTTGGCCATTTCTTACTTGGATTTCCCCCCTCAATCTTAGACGGTACCATAATATTGCACAACTCTGTACCCCTCTTCATTGTGCAATATCGATCTACCCCCTTTAACTTTTCATACGTTTTATTGAAAATCGTAAAACAAAATGGGGCTTTTTCCAAAAATTCTGATCTATTTCTCTCCAATTCTATCTGAATCATACGCTCATCAAAGTCAATGTTATGTGCAACAATAACTTCTCCAAGCATATACAATTCGTAAAATTCACTTATTACTTCAACTATATTTTTACCCTTATCATTACAAATTTCTTTTGTGATTCCTGTTAAACTAGTTACTGTTTCATTTATCTCAACAGTATCAGGAATCTTTATGTATGTATCATACTTTCGCACAATTTGCTCTTCATAAATGTCATATATAATACAACTTAATTGTATTATATATGGATAATTAGTCAAAGGAATCTCCTCCTTACTACCCCTTTGCTTTTTGGGGAGCAGACCCGTGGTTTCTACATCAAAAACCATAATCATTCTTTTTTTTATGGGAGCACTAATATTAATAGTTGACATTGTTTGCCAAGTCCAAATCTGATTTTAAATAATCAATTTTTTATAAATTATGAGAACGGAATATCATATAATTTGTTACAAGCATTATGCCAATATTTGTGTTTTTCCTTAATTTTGTTTGGTACATCCTCATCTATAAATTTAATTAATTCATAATCCGCTCTAAATTCGGCCCTTAATATGTAATCTAAATTACATCCTACAATTGTTCTCAAAAAAACATCATGAATGTAAACATCAATATTTTCACGTAAGAAATCGTTCCAATCTAATACATAATCTGAGAACGATGGATCACCTATCGGTGGAGGATTATTTAATCTCGTAAATTTTTTCTGATTTCCTTTTATTACACCAGTTATACTATCACTATTATCATCAACGCGATAATTATACAATTTTTCTTGTATTCTAGAATATAAATAATCTGAACAAATTCTTCTCAAATACTCAGCAAAGAGAACATCACAGCATTTATTATCCACAATATCGGGATAATTTTCTAATTTATTATAAAATTTCACTAAAACCTCAATATTTACGCAGTAACACCAGTATTCGTGACGATGTTCTCTATGATCTTTCCCAAATGTACTTTCATAAAGACCCGCCAATTTTTTCTTATGTATATTTTGACATTCTAATTCTCCAAAATAAAGATTTTTAGCAATAATTTCTACTCTTGTTTTCTCATAACTATCATCATCGTCACAAAACATGATCCACTCATGTTTTTCTTTAATTTCTTTTAATAATAATAGAACGTGACGCATTTGTGGCGTTTTTTTCTCCTGAATTCTAATATTTAATTTGTTATAGTTAGTTTCTTTTAATTTATCTAATAATTCATATTTTATCATATTATTTTCAAAAGATACAGATAGATAAATCGAAATCGGGACAGTTTGATTGTGTAAAGATTCTAAACATTCAATCAAATATGAAATTCTCTGTGGTTTTGATAGATGAGATGCAATGACAATACACAATTTATTCGAAAACTCTTCCATCATTTAATATAGTAAGTATTGTAGAATTTATTTTAGTTTATTGTACTTAAAAAATATAATTCCTAATATTAATATAATGTCTTCTCTTACATTTGTTACTGCTTTTTTAAATATTTATGAAGTACCTTTTGAAAACAAAGATATTGAATGGAGATTTAACCATTTTGAAAAAATAGCAAAAACAGGTGTGCAAATTTGTTTATACACTGATTCACAATGTTATGAAACCTTAAATGAATTATTAGAAATAAATAACTATACAAATGTAAAATTAATGCCAGTAATAAATTTAGAGGAAACGTTTTGTTTCAATGCTATTTCATCATTAGAATATTCACTACCTGATTCCCGTAATCTTAAAAAGGATACTAAGGAATATTTAATTCTTCAAAATTCAAAGGCTGAATTTCTTCATAAAACTGTTCAAAGTAATCCTTGGAATTCTACTCATTTTGCTTGGATAGATTTTAGTATTGGATATATATTAAAAAATCTTGATTCGACAACGGAAAAATTAATTATATTATCTAACCGCCAATTTAACACTAAAATATTCGCTTTTCCTGGTTGTTGGAAGAATAATGTTGCAGATGATTTATCAAATATATTAAACAATATACATTGGAGATTCTGTGGTACTTTTTTTCTAGGAGATGCGGAATCTATTAGTGAATTATACCATCTTTATGAAGAACATTTTCAAGCATTTGTAAAATTTAACAAAAAATTAATATGGGAAGTCAATTTTTGGGCATGGCTAGAAGCTAATGAACATTGGAAAATAAATTGGTATCCAGGTGATCATAATGATAATATAATAAATATTCCGACTAATTATTACGCCAAATGTTTAAAAGATAAAATAGAAACAATAAATTATAATTATCCAGAAATAGAAAAATTTAAACCATCTTCTCCTTCTTATTTATACCATAATGGAGAACACTTTTTGAATACTAGATATGTTAATTATAGTTATTCATCCACTGGTTCTTATGTTATCAACCATGAAAAAAATACACTTATTACAAAAAATGTCGCATCTGTTTTAAATGATGATTTTTTACCCGAGAATTATTATGAAATGGATGAATCCTCTATTCCACTTGTATCCCATGATACTTATTCAGTTGGTTTGGAAGATATACGATTGTATTCTTTTCAAAACAATATCAAATTTGTAGCAACCAATGTAAATTATATTGGTAATAGAACAAATCGTATTATTGTAGGAAATTACGACATTAATACATCTTCTTATACAAATTGTAGAATCATAAATCCTCCCACGGTTACGGGTTGTGAAAAGAATTGGATTCCTTTAATTAAGGATAATATAGAACACTTTATATACAAATGGTCTCCATTTGAGATAGGAAAGTTGAATCTGGAAAACAATCAACTTGAAATTATTGAATCTTATAAAATAAATTCTCCCGACTTTCATAGAATCCGCGGGTCTACTATTTTTATTCAAAACGTTGGTGAAAATAATTTGATTGGTGTAGTTCATTTTTGTGAAGAAACTATGCCCAGGCAATATTATCATATTATGGTATTGTTAGATAAAGAATCCTTAAAACCAATTCGTTATTCTGACCCTTTTTGTTTTCAACATATTGGTGTAGAATTCTGCATCGGATTCACAATAAAAAATGATCAATATATATTTTGGGTTTCGAAAAAAGATAATGATGCTTTAATGGTAAAAATTAACATTAATGAAATTCCTATTTTTTATGATATTAAATATTAACTATGATCTCTTTGATTGTTTTCCACAATCTAGACAAGTTATAAAAATCGTAGCAGGTTCATCTGCACTTCTCGTCTGGAGTTCGTAGTAACTTGAACGTTTTGACTTGCACTTTCTGCAAGTAAACATATCGGTTGATGCTTGAACATTTGTTGTGAATTTACTTGCATCACGTTTGATCTTACGATCTATCATAGTTTGCCAATGACCATTATCCATTTCTTGATGCGTCATAAAAGCCAATGTCTGTGGACTAATCTCGTTATTTTTAACCATATTTAATAGTTCCGAATTCTTAAGATTTATATATATACTACGTAGTCTATCTACATAGATTTGTGCAAAATGCGGATTCTCCCACTTCTTAATAATCTTCCTATTGTTTGCCTCCTTGATAGCATAATTAAAGACTCCTTTCTCAAGATTAATACTCTTTTTTTCATCTACTAATATCTCTTGGATTTTTACAACGATATTTTTACGGAATTCCTCTGGGTTAGAAATTTTCAACATCCCAACTTTTGATACTATGCAAATATTAGCAGTTTACTCTTTATATTTTTAAAGAGTAAATCTTCAATTTTTTATACTTGGTAATCTATACATCCACTAAATATATCGCTTTCGAAATCACCACTTGTTACCATTACCTTACGACAACAGTAAAAAATGTCTTTGAATTTAAGATACTCATTAAAATTTTCATCCGTAGCTTTTAAAAAACCAACTGTTAAAAAATGCTTAACCATATTTGTAGCACCCTCTAATGTAACAATGTATGCGAGAGAACATGGATTTACTGTATCCTTTAATTTACACACATAATCATTTACCACTTCCTCTTCAAAATCATTTGGTGAAGTATCTGTAAAATCCCAAGGTGTTACCGCTGATCCATCTGCATATTTATTGAGTCCTATTGTGATTAGTTCCGCGTTTTCTGGCAAGTTTTCTACCAATTTATCAATATATTCTGTAAAACCATCGTTAAATCTAGCATCGTCTTGGCAAATAATTGAATATTTATAACCATTGTTAATAATATCATTTAAAACGTTAAAATGGCTTAACTGATTTCCCATTATTTTTCTCGCTGTTTCTAATGCAATTTTATAAGTTTTCTCATCCATATTGTTTTCCCTATAGGTTTTTAATGTTCGAAAATAGTCACAATCCTTAAACATATTTATCATCTCATCTGGAAAATAAAAGGTTTTCCCATCTATTGCTTGAAATTTTTGGATTTTATCAAAAGGAATATTCTGCTTCATACATTGCTTTAAAAAATTCTCCTGGCGTTCTGGACATCTATCTAAATTAATGAAGTATAGATTTGCTATTTTTTCCATTAATATTATAATTAGTTATTTTTTTAATTGTTTTTTAACTAATCTGTTAATTTGTTAATCTTTTCTTTGAAACACAGATAATGCTTTTGGCCAATCCCCATCAAATATACACAATTTTAATATTTCTGGATCTTTTACAAAAATTTGTATATAAATATGTTGATCATCGTCCGATATACCTTTTTTGTACAAATCTATTACTGATTCGTGATACAATTCGCGAAATTTCTCCATAATGTGGGTTGGTCCCGCATAAAAAGCTCCAATAAAAAGTTCGTACGCATATAACAATGTATAAAGGGGATCTTTATCTTCTTCCAATATCCTACGTCGTAAACATATACTTATTTTATTTTCATCGAATTTGCCAGTGTCCAGAATATTTTTTGGTAATTCACTTCCGTCTGAATGATAAGTATTAAAATAACCAAAATCTGTCCATCCTGTGTAATAAGTAGAAACATATTCGTTTTGAATAGCATGCATTATAAAATCTATTTTTGAATGATTTACTACATTGTATTCCGGATATATATTTTCAGGGCATAAATGTTCTCTTACATTCGTTTCAGGAACACCATTTGGATACATAATTGGAAGACGATTTTTTAAAAACTCTTTGAATTGCTCACTCTTCAAAATGATTCGATCATTTTCTACAAGGGACCATGCATGAATATTTTCATCGAGCCAAGATTGATTTATTGGAATAAATATCTTGTTTTGGAATGGACTTTTTTCGTAGAATTCGAGAACCTTATCAATATATTTATCATCAATATAGCATACCATCTTATATGGATATTGTAAATATGTTAAAAAGGATTTTATGTAAAAATCGGTTGTTCTCTTAAAATCGTTATTCTTCCATTTATCCCTCCCGATATCAAAAAAGGCCGTAATTAACGTAATATCGTGAGGATTTGATGACATTTATAATAATAAAAAAAACATTTTTATATTATTTATATGGTTGATTATTTATACATATTCTTCCTCACTCAATTCACTAGTGCAATCTAAATATGTTTCTTCTTGGTTTATACTGGTAAACACATTCGCAATTACAGTATTTTTCTTATTTTTTTTATCAGGTTTTCCCTTTTCTGCGTTTTTCGGTTTTTTGTTTGATTTTACCTTTTTCACATAAACTTCCTCCTCCTCATCATCATCCTCCTCTTCTTCCTCTTCTTCTTCATCTTCCTCCTCCTCATCGTCATCGACTACAAAATCGTCTTTTACATATCCGTCCTTTGTCCTTGGCAATCCGTCATCTTCATCATCATCTTCCTCTTCTTCTGAATCCTCATCTCCCAACTCTTCAAAACCTCCAAACAAATAATCATAGACCGAATCCCACTCATCTACGGTAATGCTTGTGGCTTTTTCGTTCTTTTTATTCACAATAATACAACTTCCAAAGAATAGAGTATTATCAATAGGCGGTGGGAAATCAAATTTATTTTCTTGGTTCGCTTTACCAGTAATTTTACCAAACACAGAAACGCAATATGATTTATCATTTAAATCTTCAATGTTCCATTCAGCATAACACTTGAATCCCTCTGCAGTTTTTAATCCTGCCTTTTTATAAAGTTCGTTTTCATCATATGATTTTAAGGATACTTCCTTAATTGTACCTGCCTTATCCACTACCAAAATAGTAACCGGTGCCATGTCTCGTTTACTAATATAAAATAGAATATTCTTTTTAATTCAATTTTTTCTCATTATTTGTACGTTGAAAAACATAAATAGAAATCTATCATTTTCATATACATGTATTCTAGCATTTTTTGGATATCTATTAATATTGTTTTATCCATATTAATTATTTATATAATTCATCATATCTGGAATTATTTGAAAGATACATACAGTACTAAAAAAACAAAGGATTTAGTAAATACTCAAATTGATAAATACAAAAAAATCATTGATGAATTACAGGAAAATCAAACAAACACACAGGTCATTAGCAAAAATGATTTCGAATCTATGGATAATGATTTAACTGCTTTTATGGAAAATGAATTAAAATGATCCTTGTAACAATAAATATTATAATTAACAACATATGAAATATCCGATTACCCTATTATATAGATATGAAAGCTATTCTTCGATAGATAGTTTTTTTCGAGACAACAAGGATTCATTCCTATTTTCTATAACAATTATCAACAAAGATAAACTTATCGATATGTTTGATTCTAATAATCATTTATTGTTGACTTATGGACGTGATAAAAACCAATATTTAAAAGATATTGATTCTGTTTTACCTGAACGTATTAAGAAGAGATGGATCCACTTAACTACCATGTATGATGTAGAAGTTCTAAATCGATTATTAAATCATAATTATATGAATATAGTTTTGGAGAACCCAGTAACAATGAGGCCATGTTTCTCCCTTTTCACAACGTGTTATAAATCTTATGACAAGATTTTTCGCGCATACAATAGTATCAAGACGCAGTGTTTTTTGGATTGGGAATGGGTTATTTTAGATGATTCACCAGAGGATGAACATTTTCTATTTTTGAAGCTCCATCTGTTAAGTGATAAACGAATACGATTATACAAAAGATCCGAAAACAGCGGAAGTATTGGAAATGTTAAAAATGAAGCCGTTATGTTATGCCGGGGAAAATATGTTCTCGAAATGGATCATGACGACGAAATTTTACCAGACACACTTTTAGATGCAGTCAATGTTTTTGAAAATGATCCTGATGTAGGTTTTGTTTATATGAATTTCGCAAACCTATACGAGAATGGCGATAATTTTAGTTACGGAGATATGTTTGGTCTAGGATACAGTGGATATTATTGCCAAAAACATAATGGAAAATGGATAAATGTTGCGGTAAGTCCTAATATAAACAACATTTCATTAAGCCATATTGTTGCTATTCCTAATCATCCAAGAATATGGAGAAAAAGTTCTCTTATTGACATTGGAAATTATTCTGAATTTTTACCAGTTTCTGATGATTATGAATTATTGTTAAGAACTGCCGTAAAAACAAAAATTGTTAAAATACCAAAATTAGGATACATTCAATATATGAATCATGGTAATAATAACTTTTCATTGATACGTAATTCTGAAATTAATCGTTTATGTACACAGCATTTACATCCACGTTGTTTTTCGGATTTAAAAATTAATGAATACATGAATCAAAACAATGCATTAGAGAATTTGAGCAATTTTACTCCAATATGGAAGAGGGAAAATTATGAATACAAATATTGTAATAAGATTATAAATTCAGATTACAAAAAGCAATATTGTGTTATTGGTCTTGATGTTTTTCGAAAAAACATAGAACATATTAAGAATCTGTACAAAGACCCAGAAAATGATTTTTTATTATTAGACAATAAAAATAATATTGACGTTCTAACTTGTGAGTTAGATAAATTGATGTTAGATAAAATAAAATGTTATAAATTGGCAGATTGTTCATTCGAAGAATTAAAACGTTTTTTCTTATTAATCTACAAAGGGTGCGATGATTATGAAATTATTGGAACAAGTTAATTAAAGAAAAAATATAAAAACAAAACGCTAATAATATTTAACGGTCCATCATAATTATTACATTATCATGGAACTATCACAACCCCAAATTTCCCATTTAATGAACCGTTTCCCAGAATTTGAACTTTCCTATGAAACTATTTCTTATAAGAAAGTTTCCCCTTTCTATGATATTTGTTTGGCTATTCCTTTGGGGAAAAAGTGTTATGCATGGTTTACATTTCATAATGATAATGATTTATGTTATTTGATGGATTTAAATCGAGAGAAAAAGGTATCCAGGGTTTCAGTTATTTCAACACCTTTTGATCCTTGTCTTTCTTTAAATACCATAGTTTACGGAACTTATGTGGAAGAAGAATCCGGTGCTCAATGGTTCATCATAGAAGATATGGTTTATTATAAAGGAATCCCAATGAAGAAATGCAATTTTACAGAGAGATTGGCCTTTTTTGCTGAATTTATGGGTCAAGTTAGTCAAGAGTTCAAAACAAAAAATGATGTAGTTTTTGTTCTACCTGTTATGTGGCAAACAGAATTGACGGAATCAATGATAGATTATCCTATTTCGATGCCTACTGATATTTATTACCCGGTTCATCATATTCAATACAGGAGTAGTGGAGAAGTCATGCCCTATTTGAATGTCAATACCAATAAAAAAATTGGTGGAAATGAAATTAAACGGCCTCTTTTACCTTATGTTGAACAAAAACAAGTTCATATGGATTTTCAAAAACCACAATACCGTTATCCTACTATTTTTAAGGTAACGGCTGATATACAGTTCGATATATATAATTTGTACGCGTTTGGTAAAAACAATCAACCAGTTTTTTATAATAATGCGTACATACCTAATTACAAATCAAGTGTTTTTATGAACGGACTTTTCCGTATTATTCGTGAGAATAAGAATTTGGATTATATTGAGGAAAGTGATGATGAAGAGGATTTTCAGAATACCAATATTGACAAATATGTTAATGTTGAAAAGTCAGTTTTGATGGAGTGTGTATTTAACCAGAAGTTTAAACGGTGGACACCCGTAAGAGTTGTGAATAATAGGGAAAAAGTTGTACATATTAGTAAGCTAATAAAGGGAAACTAGATCAATAAAAAAATTGGATATTATGTTTTTTGTTACTTGTTGTTTTATTTATTTATCCAATCAATAATTGCCTTCTTGTTATATTTTTGTATTAGCTTTACCAAAATACGTTCATCTTCCTTAGTAATTCTATTAAGTCTTAAAATAGTTGATGATGTACCACCTCCAGCAAGAGGATTGGCATTACTTTGCTCGTATTCATTTACTGGTGTACTAGGTACATGAGAAGTTGTAGAAGGTGGTAAATGTGCAATTGGTGTAGAAGCAGGAATGTCTATTTTAGTTTTTGTTGCCAAAAACCAGTTTATGATGGGTTCATTTATTGATTTGAAGATACGGCATGTATCTTGCATCTTTACCTTTGTTGTACAAGGTTGAGGGAGATCTTCTCCTGTGTACATAACAAAAGCAATCCTTCCGTTATTGTTGTTATGCTCTTTTAGTCCAACAAATTCATGATATGGTCTACCTTCAATATATCTTCCATTTCTTCCAAAATAAACCCTAGTAGCAAACATGCAACGTTTGCCATATCTTTCAATACCTTTAATCGTTAATCTAGAATCCTTCGGAATACAAAACATTGTTACTTCTGCTATGCATTTTCCAAAAGTACTTCGGAATACAAATTTCTCTACACTATTCTTTAGCACTTCCTCTTCCAAGCACTGCTTCAATGATTTCCAATTCTCGGAACTTTCCTTAATAATTGTTTCACCCTGAATGATCTCAAAATTTATTACATATTTTTGATAGAATTCTGGCTCATATCTGATTCGAAATAGTTCCTGCAATACCTCCATCAACTTGTTCGCCTTATTGTATGAACCCAATCTTTCAATATCAAACTCTGTATATACGTAAAATCCTCCTTCTGGACAAATATCTTTGTAATTATCTGCATCATCCATTTTTAAATCTGTTTCTTGACCATTGAAAGGGGATGATAGAACATTCATTTTATTTGAAAATCCATTTCTAGATCGCCACATAACCTTCCAAACAGCAGTATTAAAATCAGGACAAAATTTTGTCAATGCCTTCTTTGCACCATGACCGTAGATATTTTCATTTTTTTCGCTTGAACCTTTAGATGAAGCAAATTGCAAGAATCTTTTTAGCTCAATCAAATTTTCAATTCCTTTTCCATTATCTTCAATACTAAAAACACACTTTCTTTGATCAGTAAGATTAATAGTTATTTTTATTTCAGTAGCGTTGCCTGCGCCCAATGAATTGTCGACAAATTCTGTACATGTTTGAAGAACCTCAGGAAATTCATTGGAATAAGGCACACCTTCATTTGCGGACATACGCCAAAAACCCTCATAATCACTACCTGAAATATTCATTTTCAATAATTTAATTAACGTTAAATTATTTTTTGCTTGTTCAATTTTTTATGATATACTTTTATTTTTTTTCTACAACCACCTCTTTGAGAACATTTTTCATTATTTTATCTATTTCCTTCTCTTCTTCCTCTTTCGAATAGGATCCCAAAGAATTAAGAGATATCTTCATAAATTCATTATTTTCAGGGGTATCTAATTTGGTAAAATCAGGGTTTTTCTCTTGCCATGCGGGCAATTGTTGCAAGTTTTTACGCGCTATTTTCTTTACAACTTGTTTCAAAGTACTACGTTCTTGATTATCTTTCTCCCACACATCATTATCTTTGATATAAACAGTTTCCCTTTTTATATCAGTGCAATGCAACGGACGTTCATTTATACCTAATTCCTTTAATTTATTTATGAAAATTCTAGAGATTCCGAGAACATATCCTAATTTTCCAGTAGCCTCCAAATCTGATACTTCAACTTGCAATGAATCTATAAAATCTGTTATACTTATTGCATCTTTACATTGCTCATTCAAAAACATATTCAGATTAAAATTGTTTTGAACATTGTTATGAATATTTGTGATATTTGGTGTTTGTGTTATTTCTAATAACTTATTCTGCAATTCTTGGTTCTGTTTTTGAATATCATTGTTCTGTTTAATTATTTCCATTATGAGATCATTGGAAGTAGAAGAATCATTGTATTTTTTACACGTTTTACGATGTTTGTACAATGATGATAAATGTATGTAAGATTTCCCACACTCACAATTATTAGATTTATTCAATACTACTTCTCCTTCAATTACACGCTTATGTTTTTCAGTATTAATGTGCCTGGACCATTCACTCTTTTTTTTACATGAAAATGAACAACAATTACATTCAAAAACTTCATCATTCTCTAATTTCTCTGTTTTCTTTTTTAGGCGTTTTTTACTAACGTCACAAACTTGATCAGGTTCAATACTTCCCATTACGATAATATATAAGATATATGTTTATATTATTTTGGGCGTTTTTTGTATAGTAAAAACGCCTAAAAAGAAAACGCCATTGCATAGTTTCCGTAAAACTGTTAGTAGGCGTTTTTGGCTAACGTAACAAAATTGGTTTAATAATATTGTTCAGCTATTCATAATCAATAACAAATGTTGCTTTATTATTTTGGGCGTTTTTCAAGTAGGCGTTAACGCCTAATGAAAAAATGCCGATATGATTTATGTAAAAGTATTTAAAAATCTTATGCAGCGCAAAAAAGAATGATTATTTTTGTGATTAAAGCATCACCAAGTAAAACTACAAAATCGATAACCCTTTATTAAATTTTATTTTGACAAAAGTAAAAATGGACAAAAATAAATGTCCAAAAAAAAAATCGTCCCCGATTTCTTTGTTTTTGTTTTCATCGTTTTTGCATAATTTTATAAAAACTATTTAATTTTCAGTATTATTTATGATATTTATTAGTTTTACCTTCCAATCCGCATTTATTCTGGTAACATTTTTATTTAAGATCTCAATTAAAGGGCCCCAGCATTCATTTGTACATAAAACTTCGGGTGCTTTATTCCATAGAGAACTTTTATAATTTATAAGTTGATCAATTATTGTCACTTCATCTGAAGGTATTATTTCGAGTACTTTTTCAATAACGCAGGTAACGTCTCTGTAAGACATATTTAGAGATAATTGGACTAGATTAATGTTTATTTAAATCAATTTTTTAAGAAAAACCAACTTTAGTAAAATTTTTAATAAATTTACAATTATTATTTTGTATCTAGGAATATATACGTTTAATATATAGAATGGATTCTGACACTAATTCTGCTCCAATGGGAATGTCTGGCAATATTAAAAAGGGTGGTAACCCATTATCTGCTGTAGCTAACGCTGTTTTACCACCAAAAAATCCCACAAGCATGGGAGGTAATTCTGCTGATTACGTAAGTAAATCGGTTGGTGGCAAAAAGGGATCAAGAGCCATGAAAATGAAGATGGCTAGATTAAGAGCTATGCGTAAGACACGTAGTGGAAAACGCACAGTTGGTGGGTCTGAAGACCACTTGAAAGTTGGTGGCGCTGAAAATCCCTTAAAAGTTGGTGGTTCATGTGGCAAAACAATAGGTGGTTCTGAAAAACAACCAGTAGAAATTTCTGGAGGAGGAGTTGAATATACACCACTCGATGGCGCATATGCCCAAGCAAATTCTGGAAAAGGCCAAATACCAGTTGATCTCCCAACTAAAAATCCTCATACTCCTCCTCCCGCAACTAGTATGAAAGGCGGTAGAAAGAGAAAGGGATCTAAAAAAGGATCTAGAAAGGGATCTAAAAAAAACAAAAGACGTTAAATAATAGCCTTTAAGAATCTAATCCCTCTAAATTCATAACATTTATTAAACATTTAGCATGATTTGAAATATCTTTCGTATTCAAATCACTTGCATCATCTGAATCTTCACTACCTGATTTAGCATCTTTAATTCTAGGATCAAACGATCTTTTCCATGTAGTATCTGCATGCCAATCTATTGCCATTCCACCGTATTTAGTAGAATCTATTTCGCGAATACGGTAATTACATTTTTTATAAAACCGCTTACGCTGTTTCCATTGGTTTTCGAATAATTCATGTGTGTCTACAATATCTACCACAATAGGATTCTCATGTTTTTCACGTAAAATACGACCAACTGATTGCGTAATATCAGTTTTAGGTGTTACCATAATGAGGGTAGAAAGAGTTTTAATATCAAGTGCTTCTGCTGCCATTGCATATGTTGCAAGTACAATTTGTTTTAATTCAGTTTCCTGCAATTTATCCTGTTTCATCCCACCTACATAGTATCCTACTGTGGAAATATTTCGATGTACAATTCCGTCATAAAGATATGAAAGAAGAGATCGATTATGACAAAGAATCATGATTTGGTTATCTGGTTCTTCTTCAATAAGATCTTTGACGATCCTTATAATAAAATCACTACGTGGTCCATATTCGCATAATTTACTAATCATAGTACTGTATTTTGCAGTCCCCTTAAAATCATATTCAACCTCATTAAATTCAGGATCTGTTGAAATATATTTAACAGCCCTAACAGATACCAGATCATCATCTTCACGTTTTTCTGTATATATTTTTTCACCAATAAACATATATAATATTTTAGTCAATTTATCTTTTCTTTCGACAGTAGCAGAAATCCCTAGCATACATGGCGTAATAGTTTTAAAAAGTGTTCTAGAAAATTGCTCACTACCTATTCTATGAACTTCATCAATAATGGTCAAGCCAAAACATGAAAATGCATCAACTGGATAATCTTTGTCGTACAATGTTTGAATCATACCAATAACAATATCTTTGTTCTCAACGTCAAATGTAGAACCCTGTATTTTACCTACTTTAGCGTTTGGTAAGAAATCGCGGATTCTTTCTATCCATTGGTTCATTAGAAATTCTTTATGAACGATGATGAGGGTTTTCTTTTTAATGAGGGAAATAATTTTTAATGCCATGATAGTTTTTCCACGCCCGCAAGGTACCTCTAAGATACCACCATTACCTTTTTCTGAAGACCCATTACAAATAGGCGAATTTATATAATCCATGTAAACACCTACAATTTTATCCTGATAATCACGTAAAGGTTTAGTAAACGCAAGATCTATGGATTCTCCAACTCCGATTTCTGATCTAGTTGGATATCCATATCGTTGAATTCCATAGAAACGAGGCAAATATATTTTATTCGCATTTTCACGATAAACCGGGAATGCATTAGCCTTTTCACCAAAACTACCACCAAATAACATAGGTTTTACAAATAGGTCTTTACGAAGAAATTCATCATCTTCTTTTAACAAAATATTTTTAGGTATGGTGTACCCTTTTTTTCCAAGATAGGATTGAGAACATATAGTTGTTTTGTATTCAGGAGACGGAACAAAATCCACCGTTTTTCCTGATTGGACTGGAGATTTGTTTTTTTTATTAAGAAAGAACTTTTTGCGATTCATTACTATATAAAGGTGTATAATTTATATATTATTTACAAAATCTATTTAGGCCTTTCAATTTTTATAGAAGAAATAGAACTTAGAAAATGCCTAATGCAAAATCTGAAAAAATATAATGATAATGTATAATATATAATAAAAATAATGGATATCCCAAAAATGTTTAAATCTTTTTCTCCATTAGAGGTCGCTTTATTGGTAATATTTATATTTTACATTGTTTTACCTATTCAAACCCCCTCATTTTTTGCTGGAATGGTAGATTCATCTTTAGGTATGTTAACTATATTTATAGTAACCATTTATCTATTCTTTTATGTAAATCCTATTTTAGCAGTAGTTTATGTTTTCGTTGCTTACGAGTTAATAAGAAGAAGCTGCAAGGTGACAAACCACGTTACTATTGTCAAGCACACTCCCAGTCAAGCAAGAAAAGATTCAGAATTAAAGGCAATGAATCCACCAAGAGCAGAGACATTAGAGGAGGAAATGGTTCAGAAATTAGCCCCTGTAGGACATAGCGATCCGAGCATATTTGTAGGCTCCACTTTTAAACCTATGGCAGAGAAAATGAATAACGCATCTATGTATTGAAATTAATAGTTTTTTATAAACACATGTTTTTTATAAAAAAATTTACGTACAAAAATACAAAAACAATGAAACAAATATAGGTATTACTGTTAATAAAACTTTACAATAAAACTCAAAATCTTCTGGTGATAATAATCCAACAGCATATCGTAAAATTAATAAAACAAAGGTGATAATGCACACGATAACGAAAACTGGTATACCGGATGTTATAAAGAAAAAAGCAAATGCAGAACCCAATAGTTCTAACAAATCATTAAATTGTTTAAAAACTAGTCCAGAATCGAATGGAATCGGTTTTGTTTCATCCGGGTATGTAATGTCACCATTATTAATTGTTTTCAAAAAATCGCTACTTTTTCCGGCTTTATTGAATTGAATTAAAGAAAAGGATAATCCATAAAATATAGCCATATACAGAGCATAAATGGAGTATTTGTTTTCCGACGTAGACTTTGAAGCAAGTGAAATTATCCCACCAACGAATACCAAAAATAACCATATATCAGCACTACGAACTCTTAAAATTTTCTTGGCATTATCTGGAAATGCTTTATTGACTTTATCTATTACTAATAATTTATAGGAACTAGGAACAGCAACATAAACAACAACTAGACCAATAATAAAAATAAAAAAATTCATTGAAGTTTTCATAAAATCCATTTGTTGTGCATCCTTTGTGAAATCACTGTCGATAGGTATATTATAGGTTGTTATTTCTTCAACACTAGAGCCGGTAGGTTTACAATCGATATAAATATCATCAGGATTATTTATAATTTTTTCATGGTTACGATCTTTTTCATCAAAATCGTCAACTTTTTTATTAGGAGCAGATATTTTAAATAAGCTGGTATTAGTGTCTAGTTTTGCGATTATTTTAGATACATTCGCATCAGCAAGCTGGATTGGTTGAGTAAGCATTATCACAGTATTTATACCATCTTTATAAATAATACAATTTTCGTCCGTTGGTAGATCCATATCTAGTTTTACAGATGTACTCGTAATGTATGTACTTTGATTTTTTTTATCTGATAGAATCATATTGACAATATTATCAATACTCGTTTTATTAAAATTTGTTGATCCCTCTTCTGGTGCTTTCAAAAAAATACAAATATATAACTTACTTGAAGTAGTGTTGCTTGCACATTCTATTATAAGTTCTCCGACAATGGTATTTTTATCTCGGGTCGATGTTAATCCAGTTATATTATTATGAACAACTCCGCATATTTGCATAAAAGTTGGTTTGTAGATTGCGGAACTACTGTTATCAACAAATTTTATAGCCGTATCTGCCGATGTATTAGGATATGTGATTTTGTATACATAATTTACACCCTCTGATTTTAAAGTAGTCCAACTACCACTATTGAATAGAGTAACATCTGGAAATTTATAAGTTAAAAAAGTAGGTTTAACTGGCATTGATGTATTAATGTCAAAAAAGGCCATCTTGAAAAACTATATTATATTATAATAAGATATAGTTTATTTGCAATTAATAATTTTATTGTTTCTAAAGCACCGGTATATATTGAAAGGTATTCGTTTCATAAACTGTTGCGCGAAATGTGTCGTTATAACCTTCTACATAAACAACATCACCATTACTAATGTTATCGCATCCATTTTCTGTAGTGCAACTTTTACCATTAAGACTTACTGGCAATTTGGTATTAAGATTTCCGGTATTAGAAATTGTATAATATTGCCATTTATCCCTTCCTCTCATATTTCTTCTACCCATTAATGGAAGTATCATATCAGATGACCCATTAACTTTGTTTAAAATACCTACTTGTTGGTAACTTGCTGATAAACCTCTAGTTTCCATATTTACCGGAATAGCACCTCTAATATCACCAAAGTTGGGAGGAAAATAGGAATCATTTTTCAAAGGCGGTGCATAGGCATCGCTCATTGGGTCCAATCTAGTACTCATTGGTGCTAAAGATGGGGGTTGATTCACGATAACTATATTTGGCATATCATTTTTTTTAGAAGAAGATTTTCCATAGTGATTGTAATAAAACAACATGAATAAAACAAGTATCACAACCAATAAAAATAATGTCATGTTCTCAATGCAGAACAATCCAGGAATACATTTTTTTGCCATTAAAAAGATTAAAAACGAATATAGAATATATTCATATAAAATTCTAGAAGTCAAATGGATGCATAAGTTCAGTACCACCTTGAATAATATGATTAATACCTGGCCACAATTTACGTGGTAATTTATCGGTAACATCTTCCATTAAGGGTTTGGTTCTATCTAATAACGTACTTATTTTTAATCGTTTACAATTATAACATTTTTCCCGAATATTTTTCGGATAATGAGTAATATGAAAGCCAGTAAAACCCATTATTATCTTATCTAGTTCATCCATTTTATCCCAAAATACTTTTTCATAATCATATATTACTTCAAAACCAATTTTAAAAATTATCCAAAATAGGATTCTAAAAGGTAAGTATAATATTTGTCCTATAGTTTCCAACAAGTAATAAATTATACATGTTTGCATATTTGCTAAATTTTGAAATAGACACATCATCCACGATATTGAAAATGCGCCTAACGTTATCAGCCCATCAAAGAAATCTGGTATAAAAAACTCTAAACTTTCTATACTACCTATAAAAAGTTCTCCAGAACCAACAATAATATCAACTAAACCTTTAAATTCTGCTATAATAATTGGTATTGCTGCTAAATATTGGGATTCCATTAAGGTAGCCTGAGCAGCTGCCATAACAGATTCCACTGATGAAATAACTCCGAGGTAATTACCTATGACCCCTTGAATTACTTCAATTGTTGATTCTATATCTGCAACTATTCCAGCCATTAATATTAATTAATATATATTAGACATAGTGAAAAATAATACATATTAATTTTTATTTGCTAAGGTTTCTTTGTAATTCTGAAATTTATCTTTAAATGATTCGAATTTTTGGAGAAGAGGTTGCATGTTTTCTACATTTTCTATGATTTTTTTGCGGGTATCTTTCATCTCTTGCAAACTATCAATTAAATCTTCACTCTTTTCGTCTTTTACTGATAATTTGTTAATCTTTTCAGAATGATCTTTCATTTTAGATAATTGTTCCGTCATGTTGTCAGACGTATCCTTTTTTTTTTCTTTAGTTCCATCTTCTTCTTTATCCTCCATACCCTCAATATAAGATCCGCGACCGTATTTTAATATATGAGTAAAGACCAATGCGATGAATAAAATTACAGTCATGTTTTTGTTAAAATAGGAAGTAAGAAGTCCAATCAAAATAAGAGTAGAAAAAGAATAATAATCATTTATGGTTAAAAAGTAAATTAATTCAAACAAAGCAACTACGAAGAAAACATATAGAATAACTCTATTATGTAAAACAGGGCTAAAATTGTAAGATGATTTCATTAATCTATTCATTTGTTTTTGCATAATTTAATTATTTTTATTATACTTTATATGGGGAAAAAATTAAATTTAATTCCTAAATTCATACATAGTATTATTTCTTAATTTTCTTCGTTATCAACATCTTCATTATTCAAATCATAATTAGGAGGTATATCACCGCTGTAAATGTCGAGAATTTCCTTTACTACTTCTTCACGCTGAATATCAGATCTTTGAAATTCAAAACTACTAATACTAGTAGAACGCTTTCCTCTAAATTTATCTAAGAAATCTTCTAGTCCATTTATTTCATTTGCTCTATCATATTGTTCTAAATCACCTGTAATGACTAAACGACTATTTTCACCTAAACGTGTCAACAACATTTTCATTTGTGATATCGAAGAATTTTGCATTTCATCTGCTACAATCCAACAATTTTTAAATGTTCTCCCACGCATATATCCTAGTGGAGAAATCTCAATAATTTTATCTTCTATTAAGGCAGTGACATCCCTAGGACTAATAAATTGATATAATATATCATAAATTGGCCTGACCCAAGGAGCCATTTTTTCTTCTAAAGTTCCTGGTAAATAACCAAGATCTTCATCTACAGAAACAGAGGGTCTAGTAAAAATAAGCTTTTCATAATTTCCTAATAAAAAGTTCTTTACACCAAACTCAGTGGCAAAGAGAGTTTTACCTGTTCCAGCTGGTCCTGTAGCAACAACGATTTTTTTTGATTTTTGTTTTAATAATCCAAAGTATCTCTCTTGGCTAAAATTTTTAGGTACGGTAAATTTTTGTTCAAAAGATGATTTTTCATTAGGCGATAAATATTGGAAATTTTCATATATCTTACGTTGTTTAGTAGCGGAGTTTTCTCTTTCTTTTTCTACTTCGGTATAGTATTCGTTTAATATTTCTTTTTGGTTTTGCTTGCGTGGTTTACGAGTACGCTGTTTCTTAATTTCAGATTTTGGTTCACCGATAGAGTCAGAAAGATCATTGTCCGTTTGTTTCATGGGTATGATTTATAATAGAGTTTGAAAATAAAAAAGGGTGAAATTATAGAATTGACATAAAATCCTAAAGTAAGTAATAAGTTTTAAAAAATATAGTTTAGTAAAAAATCTGATTTATATATATATTCATAATGAAACAAGTTTACTATTCATTTTTATTATTCTTAGTCGTTCTCATTATTTGCTTTATGTATGCTGGTAGCAGTAATTCATTTGAAGGATTAACAACAGTATATTCTCCAGCTACTTGCAATGGAGATACGTTTAATAATGGAGTAAGAGACAAAGGACTTTATTGGGCTTTAGATAATTGTAGAATAGGAGAACCAAAAATGGGAATAGGAAGTGGACCCTTGTATTTTAAAAATCAAACATATTAGTAAAAATCTGCGGTTTATATATATATTTAATTAATGAAACCTATTTTTAAACTTTTTGTTGTTTTCCTTGTAACTATCTTGCTTTCCTCCTTGTTTTTAGGACATGTTAAAGAGGGTATTTTGTCAATAGTAACTACCGATCACCCAAATTATTATTATAATAGGTTGGAATTGAGTGGTTATCCAAATTACCAAAAATTGTTAATCGATTCATATAACACAAACCATAATGCTGCGTATAAATTGTATCCTATTGATTCACCGTATAATTAATTTTGATCAGAAGTTCAATATGGTAAAGTAATGTGTTATTTTAACAAAAAGGCAAAAAATTGAATTCAAAAAGGATTTTATATTTTTTTGAAAGAAGATAAAATCTAACGAGTATATTATTTAGAAAGAAATGTCCGAGCCATCTTTCACTGAACCCCTTCTCACTCCTGACGATAACCGCTACGTAATGTTCCCCATTCAGCACGACGATATTTGGAAAATGTACAAAAAGCAAATGGATTGTTTTTGGGTCGTAAATGAGGTGAATTTAGCTCAGGATTTGAATGATTGGAACTCTCTCACTGAGGACGAACAGAAATTTATTAAAATGGTATTGGCATTCTTTTCTGCGTCTGACGGTGCAGTTACAGAAAACTTGGCTGTTCGATTTATGGGAGATGTTCAAGTGTCAGAGGCACGGGCATTTTATGGATTTCAAATTGCTATGGAAAATATTCACTCAGAGATGTATAGTTTGTTGATTGATACCTATATTAAGGATTCCGAGGAGAAGACCAAGTTATTTGAGGCAACCAAGCATTATCCTTGCATTATGAAGAAGTTTGATTGGGCAAAGAAATGGTTAAACGATAAACGCAGTAGTTTTGCGTCCAGATTGGTTGCATTTGCCTGCGTGGAGGGTATTTTATTTAGTTCATCATTTGCTTCTATTTATTGGTTGAAGAAGCGTGGACTTATGCCCGGTCTTACGTTTTCAAATGAGCTTATTTCTAGGGATGAAGCGCTTCACACAGAGTTTGCTATTCTACTTTATTCTAAGATTGTTCGTAAGCTCCCTAAGAAGCGTATTCATGAGATTATCATGGAGGCGGTGGAGATTGAGAAGGAGTTTATTACAGAGGCCATTCCTTGCCGTATGATTGGTATGAATGCCAAATTGATGACTCAATACATTGAGTTTGTTGCAGACCGTTTGGTAGTTCAGTTAGGCTATGATAAGATTTATAATTCTCAAAATCCATTTGATTTTATGGAATTGATTAGTATTGAATCTAAGGTAAATTTCTTTGAACGTACCAATTCGGAGTATGCTTTGGCCAATAAGACGGTAGATAAAGATGTCTTTGAATTCACAGCGGACTTCTAAAAAAGAATGGAAAAAAAATGGAAAAAAAATGGAAAAAACGGTACGTAAAAAAAATAAATATATTTTAATTTATTTTTTTTATAGGTGTAAACATTGTTCAAAAAGTAAAACCAGACTCAGCTTCTTCAACAAAATTATCTTCTTCATTTACAATGTCGTCATGTTTTTTTCTTGTACATGAATTTATGATTCCATTAACACATTCTCCGATACAGTTAGAGATCCAATTTATAGCTCCAAAAAATGCACCAATCCATGTGTTTTTTTCTTCTGAAATATTATTAGTTGATTCTATCATTTATAATATAATTACAAATTCTGATTTACGAAAATTGCAAAAACTTAATAAAAAATTAATTTGCCAGATATTAATATAGCAATGACACCTTTGGAAATGCAATCAAAAATATTCATCAAAATATTCTTTATTTCTTCATCAAATAGATATGAAACACCATAACCGGCCCAAACAAAGAAATAGATTCCAAAAACTAAATAATTAAACCCTGTAGTTTTACGAACCAAAAAAGTAGAATATATCAAATAAAATATCATGAAAAATGGTAAAAACCCCAAAATCATTGCACTAATACGATCGATAACATTTATTTCTCCTAAAAACCCTATAAGCAACATAACATAGTCTAATACCAAAATAGTAAAAAGGAAAAACGTAGGTAAAGCAATCTTGGTTGTTTCATTTAAAAGAAGACATAATGAAATTAACATAAGAGGAGTAGTAAATGCCCATCCTTTGTAACGTAAACGATCAATAGATGTCAAATCAGGGTTTTCGTTTTTATCAAAATATTTTGAAATATCAGTAATAAATAAATAATACATGATTGACGATATCATGGTTACCAATAATTCTAGGAATAATATTCTACGTGATTCTGATGAGTCAACTAAAGACATCGATATAAGAGTTATTGTAAATGCAAATAATTCGAAATAAAAAACATAAAAAAAAGAGTTTTCTGTAATTTCTAATAATTCTTTTTGATTCATATAAAATACATTCATACATTTCCTACAATAAGAATAAATCAATGAAAAATATAGTTATTAATTAAACTAGTATACAGAATACAAACTTAACGATACTAATTTATCTAATTATTTCAATGAGCTTGGTTTTATTAAAATAGGTTTCTCTTGCATGTCCATCATAATAAGCAAACGCTGGGTCAATCCATACATGACGATTACCACAAGATATAACCATAAAACTACCGTTTATCTTGAACCATACCATTCCTTGTTTTTTATCAGCAAATCTGTTAGAACAATCCGTAGTAACTTGTTTAATTTGCGGGCGTTTTTTTAACATATTGTATCTGGAATCATTTTTGGGAATTTTATTTATTTTTACAAATTTGCCGTTAAGCCAACATCCTTCACCCGTGTACAGCTTAACAACATCAACCAGTTCTACTGGCAAAAAGGGCATGCCTGAACCATTCAGTTTCTTGAGCAAAATTTCTGCCATTTTCGTGTTTTTAATGAATATTAAAATTAATTAAAAACTTTTCAATTTTTTATAAGAGAACCTACGGATTATTCTTTTTCCCGCTGACCGCTCTCTTTGTTAATTATTTACAAAGGAGGTTTCAAAAGTTAACCTTGGTTCCCCTTGTAAATGAGCAAAGTCCTTGCGCTTGCATCCTTAGCATCAACATACTTAGGCATCCAAAAATAAGGAATAATTTTGCCCATCCCCTTAAAATGGCTCTCAAAAATCTTACGATAATAATATTGTTCAGATGTCTTTGGTAATAGATGATCATCTGTATACATTTCCTGACTAATCTTCGCCATTTTTTCATACATATCAGGTGATTGCGGCATAAAATCAAATTTGTAGTATTCCTTATCTAAAAACCATCTATCTGTATATTCTTTAATAATCTCAAAAAGAGATCTGCTAGTTTGTGATACACCATCACTAAATGCCTCTTTCCTACGCATCAATACTTCAGCTGGTAAGAGTGATTCGCCACTATAATTTTTGTAATTCTCAAACGAAAAAGCAGTTCGTATCAAATATTTCTCCATGTTTGCCGAATTCTTATGAAAACGTAGAGAAGCCGGAATAGTTAAATAATATTGAACCCAAGATCTGTCTAAAAATGGTGTACGTGGCTCTAGACCATGTGAAGAAATAGATTTATCTGAACGTAATACATCGAATGTATGAATATCTTTCAACAAACGGCGACATTCCTTATCAAATTCAATGTTATCAGGAGCGTAATTCATGTACAAATAACCACCAGCAAGTTCATCAGAACCGTCACCATTAAAAATAACCTTGGCTTGACTATTCTCAGAAATATATTTTCCTAGCAGCCAGTTTCCAATACTGGCGCGAACTGTTGTCGTATCATAGCTCTCGATTGCATTTATAACTTCGGGAATCGCAGCCAAAAAATCTTCTTCAGTGACTACTACTTCAGTATGCTTTGTTCCCAAATAATTAGCAACGATTTTCGCATAACGCAAATCTTCTGAACCAGCTAATCCAATACTATAGGTTTCTAACCTTGGTAATTTATTTTTTAAATGAAAATCATTCACCAATCCAGCTATCAAACTACTATCTAATCCACCAGAAAGCAAGCATGCAATAGGTCGCTCCGTAGTAATACATCTTTTGTTTACTGCATTAACTAGATGAATTTGAATATTGGCAATAAAGTCTGAAAAGAATTTTGTAGATAAAGATGAATTAAATCCGGTTGTATGATAAAATACATTATGTCTTTTTAATTCCCATGATGAATTTACCTTATATTCAAAAACAAATTCTGAATAACTTCCTGGAGTAAATTGTTTAATTTTGTAATACGGAATATCACGATTTACCTTTTCATTTGCACGCTTTTTCTCTACTGATTGGTTTAATACATTTGCAATATCAGATATCATTTTTAATTCACTAGCAAACCCGTACAAATATTCGGTGTTAGGATTATGAATTTCTTGACTAACAATAGACTGGAAACATATATCATCATTTGTAAACTTTGCACTATTGTCTGGGTACAAACAATACAGTGGTCGAACACCATATGGATCTCTAGCAATATAGATTTTTGAATTAGAATTATTAAGTGAATAATCAATTAAGACAAATGAAAATACACCATCAAGCATTTGAAGAGTATGTTCAATACCGTATAGTTTATAAAGATGGATAATAACTTCACAATCTGAATTGGTTTTTGGTTTAATATTCATTTCCTTGTATAACTCACGATAATTATAAATTTCACCATTACAAATCAATGCGATTTGATCAATAATAATTGGCTGATTGGAAACATCATCTAGACCATTGATGGCTAATCTATGGAATCCGAAATCAGCTTTGATCATAACGTTTTTTAGAACGGAATTTTCAGGACCACGTCCTCTTCCTTTTTCAAATTGCTTTTTTACAAAATCCTGGGGCAATAAGCAACCGGTATTATTTAGTAATGTAAAAATCCCACACATGTTATAATAAATAGAATAATAATCTTTATACTATTTTTTAATATTTTGAAAAACCCTGAAAATTTATTTGCTCAACTATAATATAGAATGAATAAAAAACTACCTAATATTGTTAACGATAATATATGGAATCCTCAACCATCTGATGATCTAAATAAATCAGGAATTTTATCTACGGGAGCTAACTATGCAGAAAAAGAAGATTTACTTGTACCTATTTCCATAAAGCCAAATGAATTAAACAATAATTTTATGGTATTAGAAGGTATTATTATAGATGATATAGTTGAACACCCTCAATCTGTTGTTAAAAAACCTATAATTGTTCAAAAACAATCATGTGAGAAGATGGATATGGCATCAACTTTTTACATAGGTTCTCTTACGGTTCTAGGACTTTTTGTATTTTTTAGGTTAATACAAAAATCACGATAAACCAATGGACTTGATAAATTATATATTGAACGATATAATTTATTTATTAAACCTTGTATCTTTTGTATAGTTCAAGAGCCGTTAAGCCACCAAATATTTGGGCAACGCAATATGGAATTACTTGATTAGGAGATATTTTTCCAGCTGATGCCATAACAATAGTTACAGCAGGATTCATAAATCCACCAGAGATATTTACAGATAGCAATATTACTAATGCTAATGCCGCACCAATGGCAATAGGATTTCCTGTAACTAAAATTATGTAAATAAAAAAGGCAGTTCCGAAAAATTCGACTAAATAATTGTACATTTTAAAACTGGATATATATGATATAGTGTGAAAAAAATATTACCTATCTTTGAAAAATTTTGTAATAGCGTTTACGTATCCACGTTTTTCACAAAATATTAGAGTATACGAAAGTATCATGTAAATTATCCAAAGAAAAACATATGAAATAACCGCAAAACCTAAATATTTTATAATGAAATTCATTTTATAAAATACGCATAGAAAAATTAATCAATCTCCTCAATTTGTGGGCCAGGTCCGTCGTCTTCATCCTCCTGTACAGGTACATTTGTAGAAGGATTTGACTGATCATTCGGGCCTGGAACTACTGGTTGTAGAGCTGTAACCTTATCCATCATTTCCTTAGTTTTTTCCTCAAATTGGTCTTTTGTGGCAGTAGGATTATCGGTATGCCAATCTTCATATTCCTTAATTATCTCATTTATTTGATCCTTATTAGGAGATGATGAAGTGCTACTCTTAGCTTGATAAATTTGCTCCTCCATACGGTTCTTTGCCTCAATCTTTCCACGCATTTCCTCATCATCACTCTTATATCGCTCAGCCTCCTCAACCATCCTGTCGATATCCTCCTTACTAAGACGACCCTTATCGTTAGTAATTGTAATCTTATTTGACTTTCCTGTAGACTTTTCTGCAGCAGACACATTAAGAATACCGTTTGCATCAACATCAAATGCAACCTCGATTTGGGGCATACCTCGTGGCATAGGTGGGATTCCGTCTAATTGGAACTTTCCTAAAAGAGTATTATCAGCGGTCATGGCACGCTCACCCTCAAAAACTTGGATAAGAACTCCAGGCTGATTATCTGAATAAGTAGAAAAGGTCTGTGTCTTCTTAGAGGGGATTGTAGTATTACGATTAATAATCTTAGTCATGACTCCACCAGCTGTCTCAAGACCTAGACTGAGTGGACACACATCAAGAAGGAGCAAATCAGAAATCTTCGAATCACGGGTACCTGTCAATACAGCAGCTTGGACTGCAGCACCATATGCTACACACTCATCCGGATTAATGGACTTGCAAAGTTCCTTTCCATTAAACATTTCTGTAATTAATTGTTGAATCTTAGGAATACGGGTACTTCCACCCACAAGAACTATCTCGTGAATTTGGGCCTTGGAAAGCTTAGAATCGCGAAGAACTTGCTCTACTGGAGCC